TTATTTAGACAAGGCACAATGTTGAATGGTGATAGATTTGATGAAGTTTATTATATAGATATGCTTGTTAATGATTTGAGAAATGAATTAATGAATACGCTGATTAATAATCCTAAAGTTCCGCAGACAGATACGGGAATTAATATTTTGACTTCGGCAATTTCTCAAGTTTTGGATAGTTATGTAGATATTGAATTTATTCAACCTGGAATTTGGCTTGGAAGTTCAATTCTTTCACTTGAGTATGGTGATACTTTATCACAAGGATATTTAATTTTATTTGATGATTTGAGTGAACAACCAGCAAGCGATAGAGTGGATAGAAAAGCACCTAATTGTTTTATATGTATTAAATTAGCAGGTGCAATTGAATATATCACATTAGGAATAAATATAAGCAGATAAAGAGAGGGGTGAATTAAAAAATGCCTAAAACATATTCTTTTTCAGATGTAAATTTAACTTTATCTCACCCATCTTTGGGTCAGTTATCTGTTAATGGCATGGGTCTTGGTTCTGTGCAGGTTAGCATGAGAACAGATAGATCTCAAATTGAAGTGGCGTATGATGGTACTCCAGTTGTTTCAAAGATAAAAGATAGAACTGGTACCTTAGCTTTAAATGTACAACAAACGTCAGAATTAAATACAAATTTAAAAAAATGGTATAATTATTTAGAAAGTGCGGCTACTTCTGAATGGTCCTTAATTAAAGCTGTGTTGACTGATAAAACGACTGGTGTTCAGGATATAATGAACGGAGGAAGTATTGTTAAGTTGCCAGATAAGGCATATGAAGCAACTGCGGGACAGATAACTTGGAATTTTTTGTTTGCAGATGTTACGCAAAATACAATTTAGTTTGTTTAATGAGGTATAGAAAGAGGTATAGAAAATGGAAAGAGTGACAGAACAGATCGTTAAATATGAAGATAGAACATTTGTTATAAAAAAAATGTCTCCATTTGAAGGAATCGCTGTTTTAAAAGAAATTTTAACAAAAGCTCTGCCTTTTAATTTACTTTCTTTTTTAAATGATGATTTAAATATTGAATTAGATAAAGTTTTGTCTATTACAAATAAAATGAATAAAAAAGAAATGTCAATTGATGAGTTTGCAGAATTTCAGAAAAGATTGATGAAAAATTGTTATGAAAAATTAAAATCAGGTGATGTAGCTGTGTTGCAATCTAATGGTGATTTTGGTGTGCCCGGTTTAGACAATAATATGCTTTTGGTAGGGTTTTTACTTTTGAAAGTAGTTGAGGTAAATTATAAGGATTTTTTCTTAGAAATCCTCCAAAAATTAAATGTTTTGGAGGAATCTCAGAAAATAATGGATCAAGTGAAGAATGTAACGGCTACAGCTTAGAAGAAAATATGTATGAATATTATGTTTCCGAAAATATAGATATGATATTATATACACCAGTTTTATCTAAAATGTGGAAACAGCATGAATTGTGGGATGGTACGTATATAATCTCGGATCTGTTTGATATACATGAAGCCATGTCTGTTAAAAATTTAAATGAAAAGTTATTTTTTGAGAAGCAAATGAAAGAAATAGAAAATAAAAATGAAATAAATAATATTTCCAATTCATTTAATTTGAGGTGATTTGATATGGCTTTAAAAGGTGTTATTAAAGAATATTTAGTTTCGCTTGGTTTTAATGTAAATAAAAATTCATTATCAGATGCTTTAGATACTGTAAATTTTGGTACAGATAAAATGGTGTCGATGGTGTCAAAAATGACTTCAAGCCTTGCTAAAGGTACTGTTGGAATTATAACGCTGGTTTCATCTGCTGTAGTTGCTGTTGGTAAATTAATTGTTTCTGTTGCAGATGCTGATATGCAAATGCAAAATGCGGCAAACTCAATGTGGATGAACGTCGACGCTTATAGAGTAACAGAGGATGCGGTTACAAGTCTTGGATATTCAATGAATGAATTATCTACCATTGCGCGTAATCCAGAGCTTACAGCGAGATTTAAAGAATTAGTGTCACTTGGACAACAAACTTCTGCACCAAAAGAATTAGATAGTATGTTGAAAAAAGTTAGAGATGTTACTTTTGAGTTTGATAAAATGAAAGTAATAGCTAAAAATGGAGTTCGTCAAATAGTTTATTATTTTATGAAATATCTCGGTGTAGATATAGATGAAATAAGAGCAAAACTATCTAATTTTAATAAATTTTTACAAGAAAATCTTCCTAAAATTTCTGCTGTAATAGCAAAGGTGTTATATTATATTTATAGGATTGGTAAAGCAATAGCATATGTTGTTAGTTTAGGTGCTAAATTAATTTCTGGTGCATATAATTTTATGAAAAAATTTCC